TTCTTTTGCTTTAGGGGCAGGAGGAGTTTCGAACAGCCCTTGGAGAGATGCATACACATTCCCACCTTGCACAGAGTCTCTTGCGATAACTCCTTTCTTGCACATAAAATCAAATAATCTGGATTCTGTATCATATGTCATATCTGAGATCTTGTCCTTCGGGAACGCAACAACCTTCTTCATCTGAGGCATAATAACGATATCAATATCAGGATGATCGTACACAACATAGTCGCCTCCAAGTGTCTGTCTCATATCGAGAGAGAACTTGTAGTCTCTAAGTTTGTTCGCATCTCTTGAGATGGATTTCTCACCTACAAATATTTTAATTGACATTAGATAAGTTCCTTACAAAATTCTTGAGTCTTCATAACCTTTAAAAGCATTTTATCATCGATAGTCTGTTTGGAAAAAGATTCAAGCATAACTCCCAATGAATCGAACTTATCGGCTAATTCTGGCACTACACTTTTGTTTTCTGTTACGATCTTTTTCATTCTTGAGATTTCTTCGTTGATTGCGACTTTAAGTCCCATACCATCGTCTGCAAACGAGAAGATGTATTTGAACAGAAGATCCTTCTGTTCTTCTAATAGGCTATCATACTTTTCATTAAACTTTTCCACGAATACTTTAAGTACCAAATTGTCTACTGGCTCTACAGTCATTGTTTCTTCTTGGCTTGTCATTTCTGCAATAATGTTGCTTTCTAGAATAACTCTTGTTTTGACTGGAGTCTTGACACTAAACAGTTGTCCGATTGTTGCCAATGACTTATAGTTTGGCGTAAAGTTGTTGAAAGTGTCTTTGCCTAATTCTTTATTAACTCTGTTGATTACATGAGTCTGTTGGTTGAATACATGTCCCGGATGTAAAGACAGGTAAGTTCTCTGAGCTTCACGGAGGATCATATCAGCCCACTCCTTGGTGGCACCTTTAGTTTCCATAATAGAACGATAGGCATCAAGTTCTTCATCAAGGATAGAATTCTTTGCAAAGTTTTCTTTGATGATGTCAAGAGCAATATTCTTTCGCTTCTCATCTTTATCTAATGCTGCCTTAGTCATTTCTAGGATTAGAGTTTCATACAGAAACGCTGTATTTCTTTTCTTGTTATATTTCATTTTTCTTTAGGCTCCATACTTTCAAGTAGCACTTTCATATCGTGACTAATATTAAATAGTTGCTTCTCTTCTTTATCGTAAATCTGTTTTTCTTCCGCCTCGTACACGGTATTAACAATGTTTGCAATAGGATCACTGAACATTCTTTTCATTGGATTTGTGACAGCTTTGGTGCTATTAGTTCTAGCAGCCCTGCCTGCTTCAGCATCTTTGACTGGCTTAACCTTTCTTCTGCCCTTGCCATCGCCTCTTGATACCTTGCCATCTTTATCACGGCTTCTGTTACCCGGTGCTGCGAGTAAAGAGGATTCTGCTCCTCCACCTTCATCACCACCGCCACCGGCGTCTGCACCAGCGTCTCCAGCAGGTGCTTCACCACCGCCAGCATCTCCTCCGAGATCAAGTCCTCCACCGGCGTCTCCACCGCCACCGAGATCAAGTCCGCCTCCTCCTCCGAGTCCTCCTGCGGCACCAGTATCAGGTGCAGAGGCAGGAATCTCTTCAGAAGCTTTCTCAAGCATAGATGCCATCTTCTTATCATAAAACATCTCTCTTTGGTTTCTAAGGAATTCCTCATCAGACATTCCAAGAATGTTTTCAGAGATCCAACGCTTAGAGAAGAACCCTTCAGTAGCAGCACCAGCAATATCAAACTTCTGTTTCCAGTGTTCAAGTTCTTGAAGTTCAGCAATCTTAGAAGGATTGTTTAGGAGCAACTTGAAAGAGATAAGATCATCACCACGATAACCTAGAGTATAAAGATGAACCAATCCAATCTTCTCTAACTCAGAGATAACTGATCTTTGTAATCTTTGGATAGTTCTTGCGAAACGAATGTCTTTCTGTGCAAGAGTAGCTTTGTCTTCTGTTTGTCCGTCTCCTCTTGAAAGATACGACATTGGAATCTTGAGAGCAGAGAACAACTTATCACGTAGATATTTAACATCATCGATATCACCCGTATATGAGCCACCCGGCAACGATTCAACTCTAGAGCTGTTACCACCCCTAACAGGAATAAAATAGTCCTCATCGATAGATAACGGATTGTAACGTAGATCTACACGCCCAGTGTTCGCATCGATTAATTGATTTCTTTTCATCTGTGTAGTGACACGCTGCATGAACTGTTCTACATCTTGAGCAGCAATATTACCGACATCAATATAGAACACACGTCTTTCTGGAGAACGAACAATTCTGTATGCCATCATTGCGTCTTCAAGTAGAGTCAATTGTCTCCAGATTCTTCTTGCAGGCTCAAGGACTGAAGTTCCATATGGAGCATATTTATCATTACCTAATATTCTGAAGTGGGCAATCTGCCAGTTCTCGAAAGTCAATCCGCCAGAGTTCCATTGATATTGAATATAATTTGGGTTTGTTTTGTCTTCCCCTTCGATTCTTTCAACCTCATCAATAGGGAGAGAGATTGCGTGACGAATACCCATTGTGGCATCGATATCCAAGTACAACATAAAGTCGCCATACTTGCAAAGCGAGCGACTCCATCCAAAAAGATTGAGATCAACGTTTAAAATTTCTTCATAAAGATTCTTAAGAATCATTTTGATCTCATCGTTTGGACACTTAATGTTAAGCATCGGGGACAACATAGTAGAGGTAGTCATCTCATCTGCATAGATATCAAGAGCAGAAGCAATCTCTGGAGTATACTCCATCTGATCGAAGTCTGTATATCTTTCATAACGATTTTGATTCGCCATGATGTTCGCAGTCATATTGTCATATGGATTGTATGAAGTCTTCTTAAAGTCCAATCCCATAGCAGAATTAAAATTGTATTTATCCATATCTGCTCGTTTATAACGTCTTTGCATCTGCGTTCGTCTATTGACGATAGGAGATGAGAGTAATTTTGTCAACCTTTTATACAGAGTACTCTGTGGGTTTCTAGGGTTCTTTTTATTGTCAGCCATTATTTTATCCTTTGAATATCCAACCAAATTGATCTAAGTTACGTTTATGTTTCTCCAGACTTCCTTGTTGAACCTCAAAAGAAGATTGATTCTTGTTGTATCCCTGCTGTCCTCTAATATTTGTGTTAAGGACTGTGTTGGTATATACCATAGAATTTAGCATCGCTTTTTGCAACTCCTCTCCTCTTTTGGAAGCAATGATCGCTGTGTCTCTAACCCAGCAAGCAATAGCCAATGCCATTACCAAATCATCGTTATATCCTTTCATGGCTTGAGGTTTACCCAAATACCACACAAAAGTCTTTAATTCATTCAATAAACGTAAAGATTTTATAGTAATTAGTTTATTTCTGACGAACTCCTCTAATTTGGCAATAATTAATGGACGAGTTTTCATAGATGTTGTAAAGCCCGGAACGGCACTTTGATTTCCTATCGCAGAAACCTGCTCTATGTACTCGCCTGATCCTTTGACACTGAAATAAATATTTGGATATTCCATCTCGATTAGCTTCTCAAGAACTGAATATCCGATATTATTGTTCTCAACCACCAGTAAGCATCCACCATATTCTCTACCTGCCGAGTAAAGCATATTTGCAAAGTCATCAATGTTTGGCTTTCCTTTATATTCTGCAACGATTTCCATTGTATCCGTATTGACAACGTGGAATACAGAATAGTCAGCCCCGTCACCCCTTGCAACGTCTGCTACCAATACATACTTCTTTCCATCTTGGCACTCTTCCCAGATCCAATAATTTCTATCATATCCAACTTTGTGCTTTGGCTCACAAACCATCTTCTCAATTCTTTCAATATCATCGGGAGCAATAACAGTTTCACCAGAAGCATTGAAGTTACATTCATACTCCTGTGCGATTTGTCTCGGAGACATATTCTTAGTTTCGTTTTCGAACCACTTCTTGTCCCTGTCTGGGTGCCTACTCCAATGTAGCTCTGTGGGCTTAAAAGCGTTCACTCCAGACACCGAATCGACATAGGTAGTGTGGAACCAGTTACCAACACCGTTAGGCGTTGAGAGGGCAATACAGCGCCCCCCTGTAGAGATTGTAGGGTAGATACCCGTCCACAGATCATCCATATCAGGAATGAAAGCAGCCTCGTCTAACACAAGTAGAGAAAGAGCTTCCGAACGCCCTGCATCTCCTGAAGTAGAAGAAGCCTTGATCCAAGAGCCATTTGATAGTTCAAACGAGGTTCTGTTATCTACAGTGATCTTAGCAATCTGCATCCACTCTGGGAGATTCTTCACCATCTCTTTTACCTTAACAACAACGTTCTTTGCTGTTTCTAGTTTTGTACAGAGAATAAGAACCTTCTTGTGCTTGTGAAACATCATTAGCCAAGAGATATGAGCAGCAA